GCAAAATCTTTTAGAGTTTTAATTTATAATCTAACACACAATATATATATATAATCATACGGGGTTAGATTTTGCGCTACTACTTATTATAGTGTAAGAAAATAATGTGTGGTCGGACTCTTTAAATAAAAAAGAATTCTTAAGTATTTTATTACTTAAAGAAATGGTCGCCGCCGCGCGCTTTGCGCGCTTATCCGCCGCGCTTATCCCCCGCTGCCTCTCACGTAGGCTATATATATTATAATATGTATTATAATATGTATTAGAAAATGTCAGTCTATAATAATGGATGCTTTATTCACTCGTTTATTATCTTACTTTAGGCTACATCAGCCACCAACACCTGTCACGACTCACGACGAACCTGCTCAAAAATATATCTCGATAACCAAGTATAATGATTTACATCATCCAAGGGATATAGGTTATATTTCAACCTATAAGTATAAGAATTATCATTATCATTTTGATCAATCCATTAAGCGAAACTATGATTAAGCGAAGCACAACCTATGGTTAATCGAAGGTTAAAATAAATTTTCCACTTTCTGACTGAAAAAATTTCTTAGGTGGTTTCTTTTTATGGTGTTTAAGATGATATGAATAACTACTATACGGCATCTTCATATCACATACACTACATGTTATCTCTCTCCGAGCGTAAGCTAATAATCGTTCTCTATTCTTAAAATAATATGCCGACTGATAAATTTTATTATATTCATAGCCAGCTATATCTGCTTTTTTATAAGTCATCACGTTCATGTAATTATTATATACTGATATATATATATGAGTTCTGGAACAATACCCCATAACATGAAAATACATAGTGAAGCGCAACGTAAAGGTGTAAGCTATACAAGATTACTTGCAATAAAACATGGATTAGGTCAAAAAGGAAAACCCAGTAGAACGATGGCGGGCAAACTTGATTTTACCACTAAGAAAGGTATGTATCGGGATGTTCAACAGCACCGAATTAAAGGTAGAAAAGCCTATACTGTTCGTTGGGGTGCTAAAAAAAAGCGGAAATGAAGAAATTCTGTGAGACAAATATTTGTCTCAGACAATTTTTTTTTGTCTCAGCGTTTTCATAAGGATTCCAGGTGTTTTACATTACTATTCTTCTTTATTACTCCTTAAGACAAATATTTGTCTTAAAATAATTTTGTCAAAATAAGAAATCAAAAAAAGAGAAATAAGAAGAAGAGAAATATAGAAGAAGGGGAACAAGACAAATAATCCGTCTTTTTTGTCTTATCTTGGAATTACCCCGAGTAATGGATTGTGGACACCGATGTTTGCCAGCTGCACATCTCTCTCGTCGTTCTTTTTACCTTCTATAACTTCCCGTAATTCACGTAGTGCCTGTTCCACTCTCGCCCCTTCTGGTTGCGATTTATATAAAACAACATCAAGAGGAGCTTCTACCGACCTCATTATTTTACCATTAGCATCACGGAGTTGAACATTAAGACTATGGTAACTAGTATCCTGTGCTACATTTAAATCTACTGGTCTTCTCGTTTGCGAGGCCCATATAACACCACCATCACCATCTGATTGTAATTCTTCCGAATTTATTACCGCCAGTGCCCTATTTACATCGCCCGTTCCACCATTAAATCCTTTAACATTTGAACTGGTTAATTCTACAGTAAAGGTCTCTCCAAGAGGCATCTGATTTATTTTTCGGGTCGATAGCAGAGGTGGATCAAAATGAGGATCATTTCTTGTGGATTGAACTAAATTTTCAAATCCTAATATTCTCTGAAGATTGGAAATATTAGGCGGGAATAAATCAGATATAACTGTATTTACAAATGGTAATGCTGCCGTGGATGTCCCCGTTACATAGTGATTTGCTACCGCGGGGTCGGCATTAAGAGGAGCACCAGTTTGTCCTACCTGTAACCTTCCAAATTTAAAGCAATACCCTGAACCTCGAATCGCAGTAGCAGGGTCTCCGGGACCAGGAGCAATCGTAACAGTTTCATCTATACTTCTATCAGGGAATGCTTCGTAGATTTCTCTATTTTTATTCGCTGCTGGGTCACGATACGCCAACTGCATATCCCAGCAATTGTAAGAGCCCATCTCATTTCCCCACGCCGCTTGTTCGGCAGCCAACGTTGTCGCAGCGTAATATCCTCCAGCGCCGCAGCCAACTACTGGAACTAAAGGATAATGCGATTCTTTTATATATGCTATATCGGTTGTAGCATTTTGTGTCCCTGTATTGTCCAGTGTATAAACAAGACCTGCCTGTAGTTCAGCATCACTAGGAGTATTCGGGGAATCCGTTTGATATTGATCTCCAGCTCCTGGACCAGGGGGATTAGGATTAATGAAAGTATATTTAGGATGCTGTATACAATAAAAATTCAAAGTTTGGACTTTGTCAATTTCTACACATACTATAAGATCGTGTGTTAATGGTGTTAAAGCAATGGGCACCGCCGTAGCCAAGTTGGTCTCTAACACTACCTTGGACTTAAATTCGTATCCATCTTTTTTTTCAGTTTCAGGATTTTCTGTTCCGATGACTTGGACCTGGGGAACTAATACACCATTACCGTCAAGTGTTTGTGAATCTTGGTCGTTGTATAACTGGATTTGCCATCTACAAGACTCGTGTCCAGTATCTCTGTCGCCAACGCCCCCCGTCCCACCATTTACCACCTTATTGTTCGGTGTGTAATTACTATTCACATACTGACCCACAGAATTTAATCCAACACGGACTGGATTATATCCCAGATGTCTTGTCATATCTAAACCAAAACCGATATTTGGAGCCACAGGGGCTACCGGTTTTAAAGATGGAGTTTCATCGTTAGTCGTATCGCGGCCATCGTCCATCTTGTGCTTATTGTAATCTAATCTTATTCTATCTTGCACGTCAGGCATAGCAGCAAATTGAATACCTGCTTTAAAGGTCTCAGATATTTCATCATAATACCATACATTTCTATGACCAAATGCCTCAATCCCCTCCTCAACGCCAGCGTCTGTGCAAAAATTCCAATTATCAGGGTCTGTCGCATCATCGGGGACTTGTCCAACACCAGTGCCACCACCGGGTGTGGCTGGATCAACCCATCCTCCGATTGCCCACGAACCATTCCTAAAAGGACTTTCCTGAGCTGGAACGTTCGCACCTTCTTCTGGAATATAATGCATATATAATCGTGTAAAGGTAGCACCGGCAACACCGGGCATTAGAGGATTAAATGCTGGCTGACCTCCTTTTAAGTCTAAACGTAAATCCCAGTTGTGGCCTGCTCCTCCAGCAAGTTTTGTTATAGTAAATATCCTCTGCTCGGCGACTTCCAGCTCATCATTACCATTCAAAATCATTTCTATATCAAGAGTAACATCTGGTCCAACAAGCTTCGCATCATCTACGAAATCCGCAAGAAAGAATCCCCATACTGGACAGGTGGTGCAAAATACTTTACCACCATTATCATATATACTACTTATACATGTTGATGGGTTAGCAGCAGCCACATCACCTGCTCGGAACGAGGCTACATTATTCATTTGACCATTATCAAAGTTTCTACCTAAATATCCATTATATATACTTCCAATAGGGTCACTGGTAATTTCATCCTCAAGGTCACCACCTTCTAAGTCGTTTAAAACATTCGCGGCGGCGCCACCAGCGTTAGGATCGTGAATGTCAGATACCCAAGATTGTCGCATAGTTATATCTCCTGCAACATTCTCAAAGGCTTCAATAGCGTTTGGTTCCCCAAAAAATGTATCAGTTTCTGAATGGAGTTGCGTCAGTCCTGTTCTCCAATTATTCCCGTGATGTCCTTCGGCAATCGTTCCATTCGTAACATCAGCCATATATGTGCATTGTTGATTATCTATCGCATATGTGGGACCTCCTGCGTGTAGCGGACCATAGGTTACGGTCCATCCTCCCTCTATTGTAGGATTAAATCTATGTTGTGGATAAGAGGAGGTATCAAAACTGGGTATAGTAGTGCTCTCATTTAAACAAGTAGCAAGGCTTTTAGCAAATTCAAACCCATCATAATAGGGTCCTGATGGAGCTTGAACTACATGTTGAGTCCAATTAGGGGCATTTCCCCAAGTCCAAACAAGGGTATCGTTTTCATCCTCGTAAATTCTAATTGCTGTTCCGAAGTGTAACCTTAAAGATACTAATTCCATTTGGTCTCCTTTCTTAATTTCAATAGGAACTTTAAAATCATTTCTTAAATTAGCTGGTGTTCGCTCAGTCATCTCGCGCTGAGCTGAAGTTTGTTGGTTTGTGCTTATATTTATGAAGGACATTTATATACTATACATATAATAAAAAAATAATTAAATTATATAAATGGAAACAAAAGAAATTCCTACTAACCTAAATAAAATCTATAAAACGGTAGAAATTAAGATAAAAGAACTAGAACGTCCTAAACTAAAAATGAAGGATATTTTTGTTGGTGTCAAGGGGACGACGAAGAAACAAAATAAGCGAAGCAATAATAAGCGAAGCAATAAAAAGCCACGTAGAAAATAAATAATGTATTATTATATAAGATGCAAGCATACAATAACGCTCTTTCGCAATATCAACAAGGTTCTGATGGACTTAAAAATTATATAAAAGGCAAAGGTGAAGACTTTCGGTCAAAAGCGCAAGCCAAAATTGCCGATGCTTTAGAAATAAGGTCGGAAGATAAGGAAGCTATGGAAAATACTCTTTCAACAGTAGCCTTCGCCGCTCCCATAGCATTCTCGGGAGGACAAAAACTGCTATCCAAAGCTAAAACCACCTTTACAGGATTAACCCAAAAAAATTCAGAGTCATCTACTCCTGCTGGAGCAGACGGAATTGATACAGGTGGTGCTACTGAAAAAACCAAGGATATAACAGGTGGTAAAAAAGAAGAAGGGGGCGAAGAAGATGAGAGCAAATCAGCAGGTGGGGGAACGAGGGCATCGCTCCCCGAAGAGGGAGGTGGAGGTGGAGGAACTATCGCATCGCTCCCCGAAGAGGGAGGTGGAGGATCTAGCGCGGCAAAGGCAGCAGATGATTTAGGTGTGGATTATGATGATATCACAGGCGACGACGAACCAGAGGAATCAGGTCAATTATTCGAGGTAGGAGAAGGACCACAGGCTCGGACTGGATATGATGTTAGCAGGGTGAATGATCAAGAATTACTGGACGATGAACCAGTAGATACAGGTTCTAGTTATATGGCGCCTGCACAAGGAGATCCCTATAGTGGTGATATTATAGGAGGTGAAGGTGCCCACACAAGTGCTGTGGATGACGCATTTGGACCAGACGTAGGTGGATTTGAGGACAAAGGTTTTTCAGGAAGTGGAGCTGCCTATGATCCTAGCAGGGGAGTTCCCCGAGGTGGAACACCAGATCCTGGCGAAGATGAAGTAGGAGAAAGCGTAGAAAAAGGCGCCGAAAAAGGCGCCGAAGAAGACGCAGAGGACATCGCCGAAGAAGATGACCCAGAAATTGGTGCTGGGGTCGCCGCCCTCCAAGTTGGCGAAGATCTTGCTGAGGGAAAGAATGTTTTATCCAGTCTCGGTAGTGCTGCGATGAGCTTAGGAGCAGCTGGTGCCGCCACAGCAGTTCTCGGGGCAGAAGTTGCAGTACCAGCTATGGCCGCCTATGCTGTAGGTGACTCACTTTATAATTTATTTACTGGGAAATATAAGGATCACGACGATGCTCCCACACAAGTAGAATATTCCACATCAGGAATTACTGATACATTTACTAAAGGTGGATTTGCAGCAGCGAGTATGGACGGGGTAACGACAACTGTTTCATCTAATAGCGCATTTTAAGGCACATTTAATTTTTTTAAAGAGTGAATTTTTTATATTTAGTTATAATATAAAATGTTCGCAGCAAACAATACAAATCAACAGTTTGTCCCAAACAAACAAATTATACTGAAGCCGGAACTTCAAGGAACGTATAGTCCTTTACAAAACAATCAAATTAAATTCAATATACCCAGTTACATTGGATACGTTGATCCTGCCCATATTAATCTTAATATGAGAATTACGATGGTGGGTAGAGGTAGTTTACATCCAGACGGTTCCGCTGGTATGTGGTCTTTAATCAGAGATTTAAGAATTCAATCGGGCGACGGTAGAACTCAACTTGAGGATATTAGTGATCTGAATGTGTTAACTGCCCAAATGTGGGGTTTTAATCAAAATGATTCAATCAACGCCAAAAGAGAACTACTTGAGGGCATGAGCATAAATGGTGCTAATGACGCGCAACTCTACTGGGAGCCGCCACCTGCCGCAGCTGGTCCAAGAACTACTAATGGCGCTGCTATTGAAGTCCAGTGCTCGGGACCTATTCCTATGAGTGGAACTATAGGAACGAATGCTACTTCAGTATTCCCATTAGCCGGAACTTCGGGATTAAGAATCCAAATGAATGTAGAAACCCTTACACGCTCGTGTGTCTTAGCCAATCGTGCTGGTGTATCATACGACCCACAGACTGCCGCGGCTGCTGGCGGAAGAGCTGGTGGAGTAATTAAAGAAACATCCTATCTTCTTTTTGGTGATAAAGCTGCCGCTGATGATGTCCCTACTGCTCCCGCGACCGCCTTCCACGTCGATATATGTAGAACCGCCGATAGGTTGGTGGCGTCGATGGCAGCTGGTGCGGGACTGCCTAAATTTGTAAAAAGATCCGTAATTGACGATGATAATGAATGTGGTATATGTATAGGGGATATGGTATATATATCCGAATTTGATGGAACCCACTGTCAATCTTTAGGACAAGTTACTGAAATATCAATCGATGCTACAGGAGCCGGTGGATTAGATAGATTTAGAATTACCTATATTCCTAATAGACCTGCTGGAGCCAATCCTTTGGGGCACCTTTACACAGGTTGCGACGGTGGCACCGCTAACGTAGGAGGACCAGTAGTATTCTTTGACCCCAGGGATAGAATTAAGTGGCCAGATGCTAATTCAACTGCGAATACTGGTCTTGATGTTCCAGAAGATTCAAGTGTTAGAATTACCGAAGTAGAATTATCTGTCCTTCAAGTAGATCCCCCTGCTGGCTACGTTGAAGCTATGATGAAACAGATTAACGGTGATGGATTACCTATTGATTACTGCACATCTACACTTTATAGACACAATTTACCTAACCCTATCGGTCTTCAATCCGCATTTATACCAGCTAATCAGCAAAGAGCCTATTCTCTTATTAGCGTTCCGTTGCTCCAGGAAAATCTCAACGATACTACAATATCTTCATTACGTGCCCAATACGAGGAACAACCACAACTAAATTATCAATGGGTATTTGACGGTGATACTACACCCGATAGACCGGTTGATATGGAGAAATATAACGCCAATAAGAATGCTATTCTTCACATAATGGAGTGTGAAAAAGCTATTGAAAATGCGAAAGTCCCCGTTCGTAATTTACAATCTATGTGCACAAGAATTATAATTGCCCGTGCCCTATCTCGCTACGGACAAGTCCATAGTCTTCAAGGAAAATCCACTATGTTAAGAATCGCCTATCCTAACGAAATAGGTGAAAGCACTCTTTTAGAAACATATTGTGTTCATCTCAATAGAATGATTATTACCGCCGGTGGTATTGAAGTCATAAGATAAGTTGAAAGAATTATCCAGTTAGCTAAATTTTTTTTATATTAATACATTATATAGATAAAATGTCAAACATTATCCAGACAGAAAAAGTATCCATCAACCCCCAGAATGCCCCGGGCAACGGAGTATATTCTTTTAAGAATGGTTATCCCATAGTTCAATTTCTTATTGCGCAATCCAGTAAATATCTTGTAGGAAAAAGTGTCCGTCTTACAGGTAAGATTAAGATTTTAGATGCCGCCGATGCCCAAGTTAGAAATAATGACGGAGTAGGCGGAGCCAACGCCGGTGGTGGCGTAAATGCTACTATTAACGAAACTATAGGAGTAGCCTCATGCATCCAACAAGTAACTCTTTCAACTTTAGACCATCAGACTTTAGAACATATTCGCCAGATGCCTCGCTTACTTTCCTCGATTGTTTCCTCCACGCATTCGTCTCCTGATCTTAATAATGGAACTCCTATAGGAAATTTAACTGCATCCCGCTCTATTGTAGAAGCATGTAGTTTAAATACTACTAGAGATTTCAGCATTCCTATTCGCTGTGGTTTATTAACAGGAGCTGGTCTTATACCAATAGGACAAAACGGCACTCAAGGTATGATAGTTCAGCTCGAGTTATCTCCCGATAACACCGTATTACAACCAGTAAAAACAGTCGCCGCCCCGCTTACTGCTCCATACACATCTACTACTATTGCGGGTGTATCAGGTGGTAACGCAGATATCTCACAATACCACTATCAGCTTTCCGATTTACAATTAGACTATGATTTACTTGTCCCAGATGACGAAGGTGTAAATGCTATGGAAACTGCTAGTAATGGACAGCTCACATACAATGCATACAGTTCATTATATAGTGTAGTTAATGCTTCTGACCAGCAAGTTGTATTGAACCTTGGCGCATCAAAGGTTCAATCGGTATTCCATAATCTTGTTCCAACACCTTGGGTAAATAATTCAGCCGAGCCATCAAACTCATTATTTAAATTTGCTAATGGAGCCCTCTATAATAATAGCGTCGCACTTAACGAGGTCGCCTTTGCTAAAGGTGGAATTTTATTCCCGCTTGAAGAACGTGTAGACGTTGAGCCGAAATTAGGAGAAGTCCCAGCATCCCCTCAGCAGCCAGCTGCCGTAGGTTCCTCGCTTGATGCGAAAGTAATAGAACAATATCTTAACAGCGTAAAACCTATTAATACATTAACTTCCACTTCCATTTCGTTGATGAGTGAAAAAAATAAATCCACAAGAGTTACTTTCGCCGCCTCCGATTATAGATCCAGCATGGACGAATATGGTGTATTAGACTATAATGTTATTTACGGTGAAGACCGGTGGCCAACAACGGCTACCGACCCTAACAATCATCTTTTCGGTATAGGAATAAGACAAGACCAGTTCAAAGTCGGAGTCGATTATAGCCGAACTCCTTATTCCGTAAGAATACAATCAGGTCTCGACGGTAATTCTCCATTATCATTATTCTCATACGTTCTCGCCACTAATACACTCACCTACTCGCCCCAGGGCATCCGCGTGAGTTCTTAAGCGCAGCTAACTTTGTTAAGCGGGAGTTTTTAAATTTAATTATAATTTTTTTATATATTTATAGTATATAAAGTAATGTCATTACCAGCTATATTACGCACGAAACCACAAGCAACCATCGACACGATGCAAGTCCACACGAGCATCCTAGAGCCAATAATTAATAACCAGAACATATGTAGATTTACACTTGAGAAAAAAGGTATTTTAGATATTAACTCCTGTGTCCAAATATCTAGGGTATATGAGCGCGCCGGTGGCGTTGCTTTTGGCGGAGATGTATTCTGCCCAGTTAAGCCAGGTGCACACTCTTGGATAGAGAGTGCGACTTTAAGAGTCGGAGCTACAGCCGTCGCAACAACAGACAAATATGGTCACTACGCCACAATTAAAAGATTATTTAAATCAGCCGAAGAACGTATAAGAAAAGATTCTATTCGTGTAGGTAGCACTACCGATGGATACGAACCATCAAATTTAGCAAATGGACAAGTTCAACCTATGAATTTACTTTGGGGGAGAGGCGAAGATGGACAGCCGCGCACCAACGGAATCATACATGAGGAGCTTAGATTAACAGACGCGACAGATGGTGAAAAGGAGGCTGTAGTCTTTGCTATTAAATTAAGTGAGTTATTCCCTATGATGAGAAATGTCCAATTACCTCTTTATTTAATGGCTGAACCTGTTTCTATAGAAATAAGATGGTCTGCCGATACTAAAACTCATTCATTTGTTACATCAGACGACGCTGCACATCAACCTACACACGCTCCTGTCGCCACCACTCAAATCCAATTTTTAGCTGATTACCTTACCTATGATGACACTAAGATGGGTGACCTGGCGCAGACCGCTGCGTCGGAACAAGGTCTCACGATGCCTTACAACGATATTATATTAACCACAGCTACTGTTCCCAGTGCTGGCGCTGCTGTAGCTCAAGGCACGACTGCTATATCGCAAAGAGTGAATCGTGAAATCGGTCTTGCTGGACGTGTAGTCCAAAATATTATATGGGCAGATGTTCCTAACGACCCCGCCCACTGGTCACTTTTACCAGGAACCGACGCCTCGGTCTGGACACAACTTAACGGCGTATATGTAGGGAGAGATATGTGTGCTGGTAGTGAGTTTAACTTAAGAATAAATGACCGCGAATTCTTTAATAGACCAGTTTCTAATGTATCACAAAAAGCCTACTATCTTTCACAAACTGAAGGAGTAGATCTTCAAGTTCCTACGGTCGAATATTCAATGGACCAGTGCACCAACGACGCCGGTGAATGGACAGCAGCTCTACGCGCATTTGCCGCTGGCGCTGTTGGAACCGCTACACCTCTCGGTGTCCAAAGTATGGAGGGACTCGCAATTATTGATAATCGTATTACTGGATTACAACACTATGAAGGCGTATCACTCACATCTAATCCATTAACGGGCACTGGAACCGCTATCGGACAAAAACCTATAATGCTTAACAGAACGCTTAGACGTGGATTCTGCGATGCTCCTCAGCAAACACTTGAAACCTACATTTGGGCTCAAGTTGAGCGCCTCTTTGTATTACAAGGTGGTGTAGTATCACTTACTGAATAAGTAATTTATTATAATAAAAACCTCTTATTATAATAAATGTCCAATAACAATTTAGACATACTTGAAGTCATCCCTGACCCTGACCGTATGAAAATGGCAATAGAAAAGGAACTTCATCCACATCTCCCCGATATTAGCACCGGTGCTTTAGGACTAATGGTAGC